ATATCCTTTCTAGCATCAGAAGGCGAATGTATATACATATAGATTACTTCCGAACACTATGGAGGAGGAATCTCTGAAAAAAATTGAAGAAATAATAAAGAAAGCCGTAATGGACATGTTTGATAGAAACTATTGTCCTCATGGGAGCGAATGTCGCTTCTGTAGGGAGGATGAAGGATGAGTAATTTCACGCATTGTCTATCTGAGGATCATAGAGGAATGGAATTCCTTTGTGACTTCTGTAATGTATTACTAGAAGCGCCCAATATTTGGTATTACAGAGTCAATAAAGATGACAAATATCCATCACATGCAACATGTTGGAAATGTTTTGTATCAATGGAGGGGTAAACATGGCATCAAGAACTCCATACCGTAAATTATTCGCTCTTGATCAGGAGTGTTGGACTATACTCGCTAACTGCAGAAAGTTGAAACAATCTGATTATGTTAGAAGGGCAATCAAACATTATGATCATTGGCTTAATTCAGATTGGGAAGGAGCAATCCCAATGGAACATAACAATATCCACATGGAATATCATACCAATAATCTGAAACTACGATTTCAGGAACTAGAATCTGAATTAGAAGAAACCCAGATCAGAGGGATTAGGAGATTGAGAGAGATAGAGGGATTGAAGAAAAAACTATCGACCTTACAAGAGAGGCGCAAATGGTGGCAATTCTGGAAATAGGAAAATCATATCAATTGTATTATAGAGATCCAAAGACACGTCAGTTCAAACCATTAAGAGAAAATGGGAAGAAGTACCAAGTGATCTTCAAGAGAGTGGGGATTAAAGAAATCAAACCAAGTGAATTGGTCTTGATTGACATTGACCCTCCTATTTATTCTGAATATGGTGGCGCTATGAGAATGACTTCAAGAAAGAATTACTACAATTATTGGAACATTCTAAGTTGAAAGGATCATGTCACTAGAATGGTATACCATCGCTGAGCTTTAGAAAAGAACTTGAGAACCTAGAATTCCTGAGCCGACTAAAATTGCCAAGATCGCGAACTTAGAGAGATCAAGGAATTTTGATACAACTTCTTTTTCGTTATCATCCATCAGTTAGGGCCACCTTGATTCAGATTATCAACCAAGACTCCGGCTCCTTCCCAATCAGACATTGTATATTTTTCCAATACTAAGTAATAATTCAGAAGTGTTTCATCTCCTGTTGTATAGCAAGAGATCCACAGATCTTCAATTACCATATTACCTTCTGAAATCCAATCCCAAGTTGAGAAGTATGCTTGATTAGGGGCACCCCAAATAGAATAGGCAAGATTCTCATTATTCTGGAGATTTACACTAGAAGGGACTCCTCCTTTTGGTTCTGTAGATAAAAGAGCGAGAACCTCTTCTTGATTCTGAGGAACCTTTGGGATGATTCTGAATTCAATAATCCTATATCCTGTTGTGAATTTCCCATCCCATAATTGGATTCTATTTTCTAATCCATTGTAAGTCTGCATTGTGATTTGACCTTTCAAGATCTTCCGACCATCTGATACTCTTTTCATATTACATCCTCCTCTTCATTTTATGAGCCTCTTTCATGACTCTAGTTTGAGTCCATCCTTTCTTGAATTTACCCGACTTAGTTCGTGCCTTTGCATTTACTTTCTTTAGGGCCTTTCCTAGTTTACGGGATCCTGCAGTAGCCCCTCTCTTTACTTTTCGTTTAACGGCCTTATCTACGGCCCTTACAGGAGGAGCATAGGCTATCTTTGACTGAGCGGGACTAAAACCTCTGGATTGCAACAGAGCGTCAAATAAGACACATGTAGGACAATTATCCATAGTAATCACTGTTGACTTACTGCTAATGCTACTGCAGATGCTTTAGACATTGGCTCTGTAGTACATTCTAACATAACGGAAAAGTAGACATCTTCAGTGAAATTGTTACCACCGATACCACCTAAGAATAGATTAGGTACGGCGATCAGGTAACCTCCAGTATAATCTTGAGCCAGAATTTGCTCATCAAATACCTGAGAAGGAGCATGAACTGTGGTATCAGGATTTCTAAAGGATCCTCTTCCACCAGAAATGAATGAATCATCAGTCAAAAGAACCAATCCTGTTTGAGTTTGAGTAGTTAATTGCCATGCGGCACTATCAGCCGTATCATTAGTCATTTGAGGGATTAAACCTGAAGCATCGGACATACTTACTAAGACATTATGGATCCTTAGTACTTCAGGTTTGGAAGAACCGAGATTGGTATAACTTCCAAGGTCAATTTCTGTTTGGGCATATGCGCCACCATTTCCAGCGTTAACTGAGGCGCGGATAAAAAAAGTATTCTTAGCCATGATGATCGCTAAAGTATTCGGCTTATAATAAATCCATAAATGGTATACATTACTAAAGCTCAGCGATGGTATACCATTCTAGTGACATGATCTATGAATATTCCAAAACCCCTAATCCTTTCGGCGGAGCCGTAATCACACTGATATAGTCGGTTGTACTCCGACTATTATTAGTGGTAACTCTATTGACATGAAATAGAATAATAGTAATACTAATATTATTTATTTTCTAAGTTGGTGGTATCTTTTTCGTAGGTATGTATATATCCTTTCTAGCATCAGAAGGCGAATGTATATACATATAGATTACTTCCGAACACTATGGAGGAGGAATCTCTGAAAAAAATTGAAGAA